TATTAATTATTGCCGTTGCGAAATAAAACTGTATTCAGTTCGTTTTCACATTGCAAATATAGTATCCATTAATGATACTACAAAAGATTAAAGTATCTTTTTATGATACTATTTGCTATTTATACATTATTCTAAATAACGCGATATATAAAATACTGAATATAAGAAAGATAAGATTACGCAATAAAAAAAAGGAGGTAATATGATTGACATTCAACATTCAAACGAACGCAACTTTTGTGGGGCTATAACTCCTAAGGAAAAGGATAAAATAATGAAAGCGATCCTTGATATGGCGGCTCATGAAAGAAAAACATTCTGTTTTACTCCTAATGATGTTCCCAATTTAAAAATTAATGGGAAACAATTTGAAATGGTGATTATGGACTTCTTTGAAAAAGGATACATAATAAAAGAAAATATTTCTCAATATTGGGATTGTAGTGATATATATCCTACTTGCAAGCTATATGAAATAGCCCAATTCGGAGGATTCAAAGCCGCGTATGAAATAAAGAAAGCTAATATTCAAAAAATGAGCTTGGAACTTGAACTAATGGGGAAAAAACTAGAAAGTGATTTCCCCGAAGAGGCTAACAAATGTATTGAGTTTGCACAAACAATTGCATCATTGTTTGTTTCGCTGAATAGTATAATTGGGATGATAGATACTACTCCCGAATAAGCCATACTCCAACTCCGTATAGATAGTACGGTTATCCGGAAAGCATTGACGGGTTTTGGTTTCATATAATATCTCGCCTGTTACCCTGTCTGTGATAGTCCTTATCCAATACTTATCCTTACGGAATAAAGATATATTCAAGCTGTAACGGAAGCCCGGATCTACACGAACCTCGTTTTCATTCATGTAGTCCACGACTTTAGTAATACAGTCGGAGATTTCGGGAGGAAATTTACCTTGCTCAGAAGCACCTAAAAGGAACTTTATTACATTCCCATCGCTTAGTTTGGAAATGTTTTGCAAAAGATCTGAATTGAACTCTTTATTCATAAATATAAAATTAAAAAAGAGAACCCACGTTACTGCAACCAACGCGAATCCTCTTTTGATATATTAAACACCATGCCAGGTAAGTTTAAACATTTGCACGTAACAGTTGCAGTGTTACAACGCAAATATAGTATCCTTTAATGATACTACCTAATAATATCTATATAATATGGATGCTTTTAACGTTTATACAAGTAGATTCTTAGAAGTTATAGATTCTCTAAAAATCAGTGACTATCAAGTATGGAACAATTTGGAATCATTGTCTAAAGGGACAATGTCTAAAATTAGATGTGGCAGAGTTGGGGTTTCAATGAATGTTTTATACGAATTTTGTAATAAATACAATGTTAATGCAAATTATATTCTTACAGGAGAGGGTGAGATGCTTAAATCTGAGCCAGCATCATCCGATTCAGAATCAAAAACTAATAAAACATCCGCACCGTACCAAATTGAAACAAAAAATATTAACATAGATTTACATGGAGAACAAATAGACAGCAAAAGGACCATCGAAGTCCTTATAAAAGTAATAGAAACATACCAAACACGTATGGATGATTTACTAAATGTTATCGAAGTGCTTAAAAATGAAAACACCGATTTGAAAGAACAGTTACAAAAACCAAATGTAAGCTAAACAAATGAACATCTTATCATGTTTTTTAAGGAGATTAAAAACCTTAGACATGAACAATGATATAATACACAAATTAGAAGACATTGCCATTAAGATGAACAACCAACATGATAGATTAGAAAGACTTCTTTTCGGGGTTGAGTTAAATCTAATTACATGCAATAAAATAGAGCCAGAAAAGAATAATATACATAAGACGATTAGTCTTAATAAAAAATAGATATTATGGAAATGTAATATGATACGTTATACAATCTTGTTAAAAATAGGTGGATTTTTTAACTTAAAAACGGAATTTGTCGGTATCACAAAAACATAAAAAAAGCCCTCTATAGGGCTCAGAAACGAGTTGAATATTTTTACCGTGTGATACCAATAGTAAAAAATAACGCTTAATCGGTTGATTATAAATAATTTGTTAGATTCCCGGTTTCGGCTCAAGGGGGTTCAAAATGCCCCCTTTTTTTATTTTACGCCAATAGGCTATAAATCAATATCTTACAAACCTAATCGACTGATCTTCAACGTGTTTAAGTAATCTTACTAATGATTACTGCCGTTACTGTGCATTACTTATCATTACACTGTTGAACTATTTGTGATACCAATTTGTTCCTGGTATCACAGCTGGTATCACACTTGGTATCACATTTACCATAATTAACAAATTATAAACTAAAAAGAAACAGTATGGAAACATGGAAAATCAAGCCGGTATTCGACAGAAAAAAGAAAGCAACACCGGAGAAATCAGCTAAGGTTGAAATTGAAATTCAATTCTCGCGTACAGAAAGAAAATGGATCTCAACAGACATTGAACTGTATTCAAACCAATGGGATGGAGAATTCGTTGTACGACACGCCAAATTTAAAGAATTAAATAGGGCAATAACAAAGCATATTAAAAAATTTGAGGACATTATCAAAAATATCAGAAAAGAAGGAAAAGACATCAATCTAAAAAACTTTAATATTTTTTATAACGAAAAACACGTAAAGTCTAAATCGTCATTTTTAGATTTCGCTTATGACGAGTTACAAAGAAGGGATCTTAAATGGTCAACCAAACGAGCGCACCTTATAGCACTGGAAGCTCTAAAACGCTCCGGAGTAATTAAAACATTTGACGATATCACTCCTGAAAATATAGCTTTATTTGACAGGTTTATAAGAAGAGAAGATCCAACAAGAGGACAGACAACAATACATGGATACCATAAGAGAATAAAACCTTATATTAATGAAGCGCTTCGGCTTGGACTTATCGAGGACACACCTTACAGGGTATTCAAAGATAAACATGGTAGATATAAAACAAGACAGCCTCTCACAATGGACGAACTGCAATCTATCCGCAATATAGAGTTGAATGATCGACAATTACAAAAAGTACGTGACCAGTTTATATTTCAATGCTATACCGGCTTATCATGGGTTGACTTATACATGTTTGATTATGACAGATGTACTGTAGAACATAACGGAGTTGCATATATAGACGGAGAACGTATCAAGACCGGAACCAAATTTTACACACCTATACTTACTCCAGCAATGGAAATATTAAAAAAATACGATTATAAATTTACAGTCCCTACTGTACAGTCATTTAACAGAAGCCTTAAAATCATAGCTGAACTTATCGGCTTAAAAAAGCCCTTAACCAGTCACATAGCCCGGCATACATTCGCTACCACTGTTGTTTTAGCAAATGACGTACCTATCGAAACGTTGTCTAAGATGCTAGGGCACACAAAGGTTTCAGTCACACAAGTTTATGCAAAAATTCTAAATAGTTCAGTAGAAAAACATGCGGAAAAATTAAACAGTATTATATAAATCCATCCGTTGTGCTTATGAGTTATCGCTTTTAGTTCATAGGCACAACGATATCACCCTTGCCAACACGACAAGAGGTATCAGTCTATAAATGAACCTCTCTATACGTTCCATCGCATCACAGCAAGTAAACGACAAAAATACCAGTGAGGCACATCATCAGCCTGTTCAAGCAATATGTTCAACTTATCTTCTTTCATATATAAACATAAAAAAAAGCGGTAAAACCGTTGGGAATTACCGCTTAAAATTTATATAGTGTTTTCTATTTATGTTCTTCATTCACTTCATTCGATTTGTCATTTGCCAAAAAATGTCCCCGTAAAACAATTAATCCGAGTCCGATTATATTCACGGTTGTAGTAGAAAGAATAGTTATCATTATAGGATTTGGGATGCTTATACAAAAATAAGATTTAATCGCTGGTATTGATACATAACTTGCTAACACAATACATAGAACTATAAAAAGATATAAGGCAATCACTCTCAAAGACCACTTTTCAAGTCTTCTTCTTGCTTTTGTATTTTCAACTATACGATGTAGATGAATCAGCTCTTTGCTTTTTTTTATATTTCCATCGGTTGTTTCTGATTCCAATAAGGATTTAACTGTGTCAAGAATATTTAAATCTTTCTTTTTCTCTTTAAACGGCTCTGAAAAGAAGAATTTAATCCAATATGGAATATAATATCCTAAATGGATTAAATAGTGATACCATTTAATAGGTTTACCTTTCCCGAATATAGAATCAAAAATACTGGGTCCATCATTTGATCCATTCATTGTTTTATTCTATTTTTAGGTTCTATAAAATAGTTTTTAATCAATTCTTTGGGAATGGGTGTGTTCCATTTGTTTTGTCCACAAATATCCCCCTTGTCGTTTTTTATGTATAGCGTATCATACCAAGGAGAGCCTTCTTGATGCGACCATTGGGTTAAGGACAATGCACTCATATTATACATTGCATTAACCGCAGTTTTTACGAGTTCCAATGCCTTGGAATGTTTATTAAATTCGTATAATACGTCTTTGGGAAAAGAAGTAATAATCTCATCAGGATTTATTTTCTTATTTACAATAGGAAAGACCGGACCATAAGGCCATACTTTCGGAGAATCGTCTTTAAACAACAGGTTATTGGTCTCGGCATAGTACACACCATATACATAGAACAAAATCTTATTTATCTGAGTCTTGTTCAACCGAACCATATGCAACTTTTGGGCTGCATACTGAATCAATCGTGCGTAATCTGTACTTTTCAATTCCATATCATAAATATATAAAAATCCCATGAATATAACATATAAAATAAACTATATGTTTACCCATGAGAAAACAATCTTTGTAACACATTTAATTGTGTGTGCTATATTAATGTTGCAAATATATATAAAACCATTTATATAACAATAAACAATGGCAACCATTAACATTTGCAATGCAACTAATTGTTAATTTACAAATATACTATTTTAGCGGTAATTCCAACAAGTCAAAGAACGCTTCTGTTCGATTATTATTTTTCCAATCCTTTTCTGCAATGTTCACATAAGAACTTTTTGGCTACAGGAAACATCTTTTGACCGACATATCCACTGAGATATTGCGCTTCCTCTCCATAAGGATCAATCCCGAAAGCCTTGGAGATATGCCGGCACAAATGACCTTTTTCGTGGTCCCACGAATTTTGAAACTCTTCGGGGGTAGAGGTTAGTGAGATAACCATTACTGTTTCTCTTCTCCTGTAGTCCGAATAGGTTAGACCGGTATTCATTCTGCCTTCGGTCAGATTGCGATACGCACGCTTGAGGGAATCCCCCCTGCATCCTATACGGTATAGGTCCATAATGATCCGATCCGCCCAATAGGTGTGTACCGCATAATACACTTTGACGTGCCAGTCTCCATATTTCGGTATGTAGAACTCCTGAATAATCATATCACATCCGACCAGATTACAGGAATCCCTTTACCTATACAGGTGGCAAAGAACTCGTCAAATGCCCTGCAAGGATCGCCATCAATATCATCAAGGTAGCATTTTATATGCTTGCATAAGTGAGCCTCGTCAACCAATGATTTTTTATAGAAATCCGCTTTCAGCATGTTTGCGACATAAGCAACGTCATAACCCTTGTCGTGCTCAATGGTAATTCCGTTCGCTTTCAGCATATCGTCCACTTCATCTTTGCTCCACGGCTCCAGCTTTTTCTCTTTGCCCGTGGCTTCGTCTTTCACCTTCATTTTTGAAACGGCCCATTCATAAAGTTTCTTGCTGAAATGGAATCCATACGATTCCAAGTAAAGTTTCATTCCTGATGGGAATTTGCTATATGTATCCAATCTCTGTTCCATAACTTAACTTTAATTTAAAAAGAGGGGCATTCCACCCCTCCACCATTAATAAAACTCACCGTTGGCGCGTCTGCGTCTGCGTTCGCCCATGTCATCCATACGCGGATATTCAGGAAAGTATCCGGGGTATCTGCGTTCATCCATGCCGGATGAGCTTCCACCACCTGAATAACTTCTTCCGCCATCACGGAAACCCATTTCTCCGCGCATTTCTCTCATGGCTTTTTCGTAACCTTTGCGGCAGCCTTCCTTATAGGCTTCCTCCACCTCGTCACCTCTCATACCGAAGCCGCGTCCGTAATCGTCACGCCCTTCTTCTAATATTTCCCACATTCCCATAATCATTTCTTTGTTTTGGATGTTTCAACCACTCCGAGCTGTTCCATGAGCCGTTTGTTCAAATCCATAAGGTCAGACATATTCTTGCTCATTTCCGCCATTTGCCCTTTCAGAGAGGATATTTCCTGCTCCTGACGTTGTTTCTCGGCAAATTCAGGGTTCAAGAGCGTAAGCATCTTGTCACACCCTGCAATGACGGAATTGTGGAAGTCCATGCTGTTGATGATGTCTATGCTTTTCTGTTTCATAGAAGCGACCTCGTTATTCATAGCATCACGCGAGCATGACACTACGATATTCCCGTTCTGTCCGAAGTCGGCTATATCCATGCCGGCAGGAAGATTTTGGAATGTCGTGTTCTGCCCGTTGATGCAGACAACAACATCCACAACCATTTCCATTTGGGGCAACTGTCCCATAGGGGATGCCATAGGATATTTCGGCTTGGGAGCGGAAACGCTGACCACCGGACCGTATTCGATAAACGGGTTAGCATCCTTATGAAGTATATACAATTGGTTATTGGTACGAAGTGATTGAAACATGATTGTTTAATTTTAAGGAGTGTGGTTATTCCCATTTTGGGAACCACCACAAAACTCCATGTTAATTATTACTTGCTCCGTAAAGAAGCGGTTTCTACTGTAGGAGCCGGAGCCGTTGTCGGTCTGTACCCTCCATTAACAAGATACAATTCGTTGGTGTACTTGTTATAATGAATCTCATAGATGCCGGTTCCAGCCAAGTTTGCAACAGTCACAGGCTCATTGTTATAAGCCATCAACGGTCTTGTGTCCCCATTAGTTCCTATCAATATCGGAAGTGTAGCAGTCGTACCGGCAGGTATAGCTTGTCGGAGACTGATATAGAATCCCCCAACATAATCCCTGTTACGGAACGCATGGTTAGGGAGTTCAAGAGTAACATTCTCCGTACCGACTGTCACAGCCACCGTAGGAAGAGTATTGAAGTTTGCTCTTCCGATTGATGGGAATGGGAATCCTGTAAAAAAGTTAGGCCACATATCTACCTCCTTTCTTACCGGATTAACCCCAGTAGTTGTTGCAACCACATCCACTACGTCCGTATACAGCGTCACCCATATATGCACCGTAGGCGGCTGCACGGAAACAATCTGTATTAATAGCGGTTAAATTGGGGTATTGAACACTCACAGTATTGGGGAGCTTGCATTTGATTCCATCAACATCGCTTTGTAATGCCTGCAATCCGGCTGCCAAAGGAGCAATCTGTTGTCCTACTGCACTCAGGATAGTGGCGTTCTGATTACGCTGGGATATTTCGGCTGTTAAAGTAGCCTTTTCCGCAGTAAGAGATGCGATCTTGTCCTGCAATGCCTGATTTTGGATTGCATCAAGTTTAGCAAGGATAGCATTCGTGTTGGCAGTAGCACCGTCACGCAATGACAATGTGTTTTGGTTAGCAGTGTTGATTAATGCGTTAGTTTGGTTGCACATTGCAAGCTGACTCTCGTATCCTTGTGTGGTTACAAGCTGTTTCATATCGCAGCAACAGCTACAGATCTGAGATGTCAGAGCGTTGTTACCTTGCATAATCGCAGTCAGGATACTGTTGGTGTTCTGACCCATTTGGTTACCGAGACCGCAGATTGCCTGTGATACAGAGTTAATACCAGCAAGGATTTGGTCTGAAGAGGTGTTAACAGCTTGGGCTAATGATGCAATGTCCACACCGTTCCGGTTAAGTGTCTGCATGATCATTTCTCTTCCTTCATCGGCACCCTTATTGTTGTTGCCACCGAATCCAAAGTTTCCGTTACCGAAGATGGCTGCAATCACAATCAATGCAATGATGTCCTGAAAACCTCCATTGTTTCCGAAAAAGCCGCCGTTTCCATTTCCTCCCATCAGCCCCATCAGATAGCCTGTGTCAATTCCACGGCTCTGCAAGGACGGAAGAATGGACGCAAGCAGACCATTGTTTGCGCCGGTTCCACCGTCTTGGTTAAAAACATAAGTTCGTTCCATAAGTATTTGTATTTTGTATCCCGGTCAAAATCGACCGTTCACAAAGTACAGAATTAAACTTCTGTTATTCAATTAATTATTTGTTAAGTACTTGTTTATTCTTTGTAAATCATTTGTAATGCTCCATTTACCAATACGATATTTAAAATTATTTTTCAAGCTATTCACACGCTGTTGTGACAATCCTGTAAGACGTACAATTTCTTTTTCTGTTATACCGTTATCTATCAATGTTTTTATCAACAATGATCGTGCGTCCACACATTCCTCTTTGTTAGAGCAAAATATTTCATTTTCTTCTAAGTCAGTCACTCTGCATACAATACTAAGCACAGTGCAATACAAGTCTTTAATTCTCATCTTGAAAAAAATTAAGGTTTTAAAGAACAAATACCAATAGAAATTGTTATTAGCTTAGAAAGTCGCTAACAATTCCTGTTGGTATTGTACTCCCTATCAAGGTGAGATGTGATGGAAGGAGAGCGGCTTTCTTTTTTCCTAAGCCGCAAAAGGATCACTTTTATTATATGAGTTTTTTCTATGCCACACTTCTACCTGTGGCGGATAATACTTGATGTTGCTATCTCATCTTGCACCTCCCTTCTTCTTTATCAACCAAATGACTACGATTAACAATACTAATATAACACCTATAGATAACTCTCCTAGTTCTAATTTTGTCTTCTGCCACCATGTTAATTCCTTCTCCACAGGATAGGGAATTTCTACCTCTTTCTCCTTCTCTATATAGGTTGTATCGCGAATTGTCCTGTCACGGTAGACTATATGCCACTTGTCAACTAATACTGAATCGCCTTTCTCTTTTACATAGATAGAATCCTTAATGTGAATGGAATCACGTTCATGCACGGTAAGATAAAGACTGTCAGTCCTTATTGTTTCCACCGGGACATACCTTATGCTCCGGCATGATCCAAACAGCAATAGCAATGCTATCGCTACCGCAATCCATATATAGATCCTTAGTTTCATAGCAGGTCCCATCCCTTATAGATATCCTCCATTACGGCAGGAACACCATTCTCAACATAAGATATAGCAGCAGCCAAAGAGCACATCGTATCTTTATCCTCAATGTCCGGAACATATACTGAAGGTACCTGCATATCCTGACATACCCGTCTGATGTAAGCCCCTGTATTGTTCTCTGTCTGTGGGGCCCATCTTGTAATAAAGTCTGCAATACAAACACAGTTGTGTCTCCTTCTGTAATTCTGCAATGTACGGATTAAAGCACGATAACCCCATTTCATTTCTACAAACTGAAAAAACTCCTTGTCTGTCTGTTTTTCTCTCAATCCCTGCCATTTATCCTTTGTTATTCGGATATTACCCGGATTTGCATTTCTAAGACCTCTTGGTAAACTCTTCATTTCTTTCCCTCCTTTTCTTTTAATTTCTCTATTAAATTATTAAAGCGACTGTTAATATAGATGCTGATGCCAAAAACACTACCGGCATACAACAGACATTGAGCAAACAACCACAATACACTGTCGTGTATCTGACCCATAGGTTCCGAGCACACAAAGCCGGCCACAGCCAAGGACGCTCCCAGTACAAGCATCCCCACGGCAGTTGAATACTGAATGTTTTCTTTTGTCTCCTTTCTCATTATACAAAAATTATAGTTCAATCCTTTTTTAATCCTTTAATTACACGTTTTGGATTACCCGATTTTCAAGCTAACCTTTATTTTGTTATACAAAACAAAAAAGAGCCTGCTACGGAAACTAATCCGCAACAAGCTCTTGGCTTTATCAAATATGTAGTATGTCCTTTCGTCATAATTAATGTGGCGTGCATCTTCACACGCTTCCACAAAGATAAATATTGCTTCTTTCTTTCGCAAATAAGAATACAAAAAAAAGAACGACCGCCAGCAAAAAGCACAGCAGCCGTTCAATCCACGCCCTACTCTCTATCCCATTTTCCCAAGAAGACAATAGCGAAGATATCAAACAGGTTGTATCCACATGGGAAAAAGGTTAATAAAATATATGTTGTATAATCTGTTATTTTAATTTAGATTAAACAAAAATAATATTTAAATTGTTTGTTAATGAATAAATTAATTTGTTCCTTTGTAGCAGGCAATAGCCTTCATGGTGTGAAGTTACACCATACCCACTTTTAGAACGTGATCACTGTGGAGGCAATTGCTGTATTATAACGGCGGTTGCCTTTATTGTTGAACAATGAAACAATGGTTTAAGATACCTTCTTTAAAGAAGTCGAATAAGGATATGTATAGTGATGCTACTTATCATGGTAAAGATGATGGTGGTAATTTTATTTATGTTCCTAAATGGGTGGAAAATCTGTTTTATGGCAATAGAGGGAATATAGATTTTGACATGTCGACCGTTGAAGGGAAATCAAGAGCCTTACATGAATGTTGGCCGTTTGCAATGGTTCTAGATCATTGCGGAAGAATGATGCAGAATGGGCGGTATTATGTGACGGATATTAACGGAAACGAGAAGAGGAGTTTCAAAGACATTGTGACTCTTCTGAATCGTCCGAATGTGATACAGAGTGGGCGTTCTTTCATAAAGCAGGTTGAGATATCTTTGAAGTGTTTCGGTTTTTGCCCTATTTATACATTAAGAGCTTTAAAATCCGACCTTCCTAAATCCATGATGGTAATACCTCCCGAATTATTCTACATGGAGTCTCTTGGTAAGAGCCCATTTACTCAAACAGAACTTTCTTCAATTTCTAAAAGGGTATATATACGTTGGGGAAATGAGAATATAGAACTTGGTGATGAGGAGTATTTTGTCATATACGATTCGATAATGGATATTCCAAGTAATAATGGAGGGAGAATTACCTTCCACTCCCCTGTGGACGCATTATCTACTCATACTCGAAACTATATGGCTCAACTGATAGGGAGAGGAAACCTTATTGTTAATGGAGGACCTAAAGGGATACTATACGGAAATGATACGACTGACGTAGGGAATGCAGCTATTACTCCGTCTGAATCCAAGAAATTGCAGGATGATTTCAAAAGGAAATATGGTATAGTGCATAAGTTGTATGAAATCATGGTGACTCCTAAGAAACTAGGGTGGATTACATTAGGGTCAAATACAGACCAATTGAAGCTTCATGAGGAGGATAAGGCGTGTTTGGAAGCGATAGCTCAGACGATAGGCTTTGACCCCAATCTGATTATACAAGGAAGTACTTATGATAACTCTTCTCAAGCAAAGAAAGCGGCATATCAGGACCTTATTATACCTGACAGTGAATCTATAACAGAGGCTCTGACTAATGCTATATGTAAGGACAGGGCAATAATCAAAATGGACTTCACTCATGTCCCTTGCCTTCAAAAGGATATGAAAGAATTGGCGGATGCCTTGTCTACAGCCTCTAATGCTGTAGCTTCATTGTATAACAATCGGCTGATTACTTTTGAAGAGGCAAGAACCGAAATGTCCAATTTTACAGATATTGATCCTGATAATCCTAAGGGAGAATTTAAAAGTGAAATAAATAATGATGGAGACAAGCAAATACAAAAACAGGCTGGGGAAGCAGTATAAATCCTTAGCTTTTTATGCAAAGGAGATACAATATGATTCTGGCAGCAGAACTATCAGTGGCTATGCTGCGGTTTTCAATAACATTGATAAGTCCGGTGACATGCTCCTGAAAGGTTGTTTTTCAAAAAGCATACAGGAGAGAGGCCCGGGAAGTTCTGCTAATGATAAGATTATCATGTTGTGGATGCATGACATGCATGAGCCTATAGGACGCATTACGCTTCTGCAAGAAGATGAGAAAGGGCTTTACTTTGAAGCGTCTATTGATGATGTGGAAAGAGGAAATCAAGCGTTGAAGCAGCTTGAAAGTGGCACTTTGAACCAGTTCTCTATAGGTTATAGTTATGTATGGGAAAAATGTGAATATGACAGGGAACGTGATTGCTTGGTTGTAAAGGAAGTCATTCTGTATGAGATATCCGTAGTGTCCATAGGATGTAACGGAGAAACTGAATATCTTGGTCTGAAATCGGCAGAAGAATATGAAAGTGCGTTGGAGTCACTTCCGGTTGAAATAAGTGATGTATGTAAAGGACTTCCGATAAGAAAGAGGGAGGAAATCCAAATGTTAGTAAGAAAAGCGATGTCACTCGCTCGATACAAGCCGGCAGACAAGCCACTTGATGAAGAGGGAGCCGATGAAAAAATAAAACTATTTACAAAACCTTTAAAACTTAAAGAAGCATGAAATTTGACTTTTTAAGCAAAATTGATTTGTCGGTAATGGATGAGGTTTCCGTGAAGTCATTACAGGCGTTGCAGGACGCAATAAACGCTACTGTAGGCGATTTCATGGACGATACTATCGACAAAAAAACTTTTGAGGATAAATTAAATGAGGTTTCTCAAAAGATAGATTCCGAAAAGGAATTGGATACAGTGCGTAAGGAACTTGGTGAGATGAAAGAGATAATCGTTCGCATGAAAGGTGCAATGCATAAGAATGAAGACGGGCAAATGGTGTTCAAGTCTGTAGACCAGCAGATTGAAGAGCAATTGAAGGATTTCATCACAGTAGGCAAGCACGGAGAGAAAACTGTGGACTTGAAAACGGCTTGTAAGCAGTCCCCCGGTTTTAAGAAAAGCCTTACGCTTATTATAAACAAGAAGGAGGTTGATCCCTTGAAGAGTACGGGTGTGGCACCACATTATAACATGACAATTGATAGTCAGTTATCTGTTGATCCACGTTCCCAGACTGTAATCCGTAAATTTGCCAATGTGGCAGCAATATCTACACGATCATTGACTTATGCGGAGTTCAATCCGGGTGAAGAAGAAGCCGAATGGGTTCCAGAAGGCGGTCTTAAGCCTATGATGAGCGGTACATTGGCAGAAGTTACTATCAATGCTGGCAAAGTGGCTCTTGGCACAAAAGTAACCGAAGAAACATTATCTGATTTGCCTCAGTTGGTTGCGGAGGTTAGGGCTGAGATTATCAATCGTATTGGTTTGAAAGAAGAAGAAGGTATTCTGTCTGGTACTGGTTCCGGCGGTCAGATTAAAGGGATTGGGAGTGATATACCTACATTCTCTTTGACAGCTCTGAAAGTAGAGAAACCCAACACTTATGATGTTATTGTTGGTATGTATACACAGATTGTATCAATGTCCAATATGGCTTATCGTCCAAACCTTGTGCTTATGCATCCTCTTGACTATGCACAGATGCAGTTGACTAAGGATGTTAATGGACAATATCTCCGTCCTTTCCGTATTGGTGATGAACTGATTCAAGGTTTGAAAGTGGAAACCAGCACTGCAATCAAACAAGGTGATATTTGGGTTGGCGATTTTAACTATCTTAACATCCGTGATGTATGGGTTCTTACCATTACACTTGGATGGGAAAATGATGATTTCACTAAAAATATGGTGACTATCCTTGGTGAAAAACGTCTTATGGTGTATATTAAAAAGCAATATAAAACTGCATTTGTCAAGGATAAGATTGCGACCGTTATTGAAGCTATAACCCCTGCCGGTATTGGCGGATAAATTTATTAAACATTATGAAAGTAAATTTGACTAAAACTTATGAGGTTGAGTTCGCAAAGGACGGGGCCGTTTATAAAAAAGGTGATAAAGTAAGTGTTAATATGTTACTTGCAGGTAAGTTCTTCCAAGATGGACGTGTTGCCACTGTTCCTTCGGAATTGATGGAAGACGCTAAGAAAATCGGTGCTGAAGATTTGTTCAATAAAAAGAAGAACCTCAAAGATATTGTGTAATGTTGGTGGATTATACTTTTTTCCAAGGTGGTATTCTTGATATCGAAGGTGCAGTATTGAATATACATACTCCTTCTGAGACTAATAAGGCAATTGTTGACAGCCTTCAAGGCTTTGTAATGCAATATGAGCCGGAATATTTAGAGAAGCTCCTAGGGGAAAAGTTGTATAAGGAATTCTCATCCTATATTTCCAACGATGGAAAAACTAAGGAAAAAAGATGGGATGATCTTATAGCGCATCTTGTCATGAAATATAGTGATGGCGATAGGGAGATTTCCAAATCCCCCATCGCCAACTATATATACTTCCATTACTTGAGACATAATCACACTCAGGCGACTATTACAGGAGTGAAGGCTGATGGAGATGATGGCCGTCTTGTAAGTCCCGAAAGGAAAATGATGTTTGCATGGAACGACATGGTAAGAATGAATATCAGACTTGTGAGATGGCTTCAAGGCAATAATGCGGACTATCCGGATATCGCCACCGATTTCGAATTGATGGAAACAATTAATTCCTTTGGGTTATGATAATTGATATAATATCAGATGTATGTGCTTCCTTGTCAAAAAGAATGGATCAACAGATAAATTACATATATGGTGACAGTTCTTATATAAGGGAAACACTTCTTCTTCTTGGGAAAAGCAGGGTGACAGCATCGGGAAAATTCCCAATGATAGGGCTGTATGTTCCCTTAGACGAGGAAAGGGATAGTGAGAATTATTTTTGTAAGGCATCTGTAAACATAATAATCGCTACCAATACACTGGAAAAGTATACAAATGAACAACGTCGTGAGATATCTTTTGAAGGTATTCTTCGACCTTTGTATTACGGATTCATAGAAGAGTTAAAAAAATGTGATAAATTTGATTTCGGTTACTCCGGTATTGTAAGCCATACATATTCAGAAAATTATAGTTTTGGAAGACGTGGCGCTGTTGATGTTGACGGTAAGGAAGTTGGCGAAAAGATAGATGCTATTGAAATAAAGAATTTGGATTTAACAGTTAAAAATCAGAATTGTTATGCGAACAGATATTAGAGAGTGCGGCAGCACGTCCGGATTTAATACTGGAATGAGTTACTGCCCCCTGCAACCGGACAAGGTCGCAGGTGTTATATTGGTCATTCATGGCAAAAAACTGCCCAAAGAATTGACTGCTGAGGCTTTGGAGGAAGCCTGTCATGCTGATTATCCGGACAGAATTTATCCTATTACAGGATTTTCGGAATACGCGGTAAGCGGCGGTGAACCCAATACAACAGAAAATGGTTATGCCGGGTCGGAAATAACGGGCTATTCGGCAAGGACGGATACATTCACGTTGCGTAAGTTTAATCTAGCTTTACAAGCTAATCTTGTAGCCAACAAGGATACATTGTTTGATATGTATGTTTTTGACAAGAATAATGTAATCTACGGAGAAGATGACGGGACAGATGAACTTGCGGGTTTTGCATTATCTGGTGTTTACCCTACAGGACAGGCTTATGATTCAAGCGGTCAGAAGGCTTATCTTGCGTTTAATGCGATGTATTCCGATACCGAGAAGATGATGAAAAACATGTCTGTAAAGCAAGCGGGTGTCAATTTGGAAAATGTTCTCAAGGGATTGAATTACGTTGAGTTTGTCAAAATGACATCTCCTGAAAATACATATAAGCTCGTGGATCATTATGACCGCACGGATCTTACTGCATATTATGGATCTATATTGTCTGAGAAGGCTTCAACGGTCGTTTCTGGTGCATCAGCACTGGAATACAGTAACGGTGTGCTTACAGCGACAGGAGGTATGCCGGTGCTTAAATCTCCTTCTATTTTACAGGCTAATGGGGTCATTGGAATTGAACAATGGGTACAATGAGAATTAATGGAGTCACATTTATAGAGTCCGAGGTGGTCAAACTTTCATTGGATGAGTTTGTCGCTCAGAATATAGATGTATTCTGGAAGGACATTTCTAGAGAAAGGCGGAAATCAAGGCTGGTTTCCGTATATAATAGAATTATCAATAACAGTAATTTAGGAGGCGGGGGAGATTGATCCCCCGTTTTGCTATGACATTGGAGGAATACGCGAGATGTTGGAAGAAATTGGCTGATGGCATTCAGCCAATGATAAGGGATAAGATGGAAAGGGATGTTCCTCAGTTTGAGGAATATATACGAGAACAGCTATATAGTGGTGTTGATGGCGATGAAAGTCCTTTAATTCCCGGATATACAGAGGACCCATACTTTAAAAAAACTTATGGAGAGCATTGGAAGAAAAACGCCGAACGCTATAAAAATTGGAAGACAAAGATACAGAAACCGAAACCTTCATATCTGGGTTTTTCTGCAAGAGGGAACAATACTCCAAACCTTATCATACGTGGAGATTTTTATAGTTCCATCACGGCAATACCAATATCAAATGGTATAAGGATTGCCAGCTATGGCGTTTCTTTTGGTTCTGATATTGAGAAGAAATATGGTTATAAAATTTTCAAGGTAAGCTCCAAAGCAAGGAGGCATTATGTTACGTACAGGCTTATGCCCTCTATTGATAAATTTATAAGGAGGTGCGAATTATGAAAAACTGCTTGTGCCAAGGAAATAAATCAATGAGGGAGATGGAACATATGCGTTCAATCGCAGAGAAGGCTGCTGTTATGGATGAATGTGTTTATATATTATATAAGGTTGGAGATGTGTATAAGTTCTGTCGTGAAGGTGAAAACTGGTCGGGTGAGTTTGTTGAATTCATATTTCCGTGAAATGATAGCGGACATCCGGAAGGATTACCGCTATTTATGTAAAGTTGGATAGTCTTTATCCTTTTTCAATATTGGCTCTTATTTGCCTTAGAAGCAAGAATGATCCTTCCATTTTGTAATTCCCTAAATTTTGTTTCGCCTGCATGATGCAGCTTTCGATAGTAAGGGCTAAATCGGGAGTGAACGCGGATTTGTTAATTTGCATTGTTTGGGGGAGTTGGCTAGCATGATCATTAAACCATGCAATCATTTCATTCAATTCTTCCTCTGTGTAACTTTGTCTTTTTTCGGCCATATTATATTTCCCGTGATTAATGATGTTTATATATAAATATTTTATGCAAAAAAAGATATTTATTTTTTAATTGAAAAACAAAACTATCATTTATGTTATAATTTAGATTTTGTCTAAATTATAGTATAAAAACGCCATATCATTAATTACCATGCGTTACTCTGTATTACTGTACATTACGGTCTATTTTAGATTGTTTTGTGCTGATTTATAATGTGTTGTATAATGTAAAAACATCATTTACCTTTGTACCCGTTGCAAGTAGAGAGGCAACAGACACATGATTAAACAATCGCTCAAACGTGAGCCTTCTTTATATTTGGAAATCCGTTGCCTCTCTACTTTAGCAACGGATTTTTTCTTTCCTATAAGTCAGATTAAATCCACAATCGGTTCTATCAGTGCCCACCGAGCGGAACTTTGGATTAAACCAATGACAGCCGTGAGATAAAAAGGCTCTTCTGTTTTATACTGTATGTCTTTTATTGGCAAGACCTGCTCTGTTCCCATCACCTAACAACAGGCGCCCAAGCGTTGTATTACGATAACCAATAAGAGATGAAGCAAAGATGTTGGAGAAGCATCCAGTATTAAAGCAACAAAATGAATAATTGAAGTTTAACAATGTTCATCCGCCTCCTAATAATTATCTTGGGAGAAAGGGTGAGGTATAAAATTAACCAATATGACAGAACTCGTATTCAAAGGTCAGAATGACCAAGTTTTAACTAACAGCCTATTGGTGGCTGAAAAGTTTGGAAAAGAACATAAGCATGTCTTAGATGCTATTAGAGAGCTTATACAGGGGTGTGCCGAAACTTCGGCTGACCCTATGTTTGTTGAAGCTATAACGAATAATAAGAGCGAACTTTAATATTATTATATGGATAATTCGATTAAGATATTTAAGAATGATGTATTTGGCGAAGTACGAGTAGCTGGAACAAGTGAAGAACCGCTTTTCTGCTTAGCTGATGTTTGCAATGCAGTTGAGTTGAGTAATCCTTCATCAGTAAAAACAAGATTAAACGATGAAGATTTGCAACTGCTTGATTTACACGCCCTAAATCCTGATTTATACGTGAATGGGAATTCATTTGCTACGTTTATAACAGAATCAGCCTTCTATGACGTTCTTCTTTTTAGTTCTAGCAAGAAAGTAAAACCCTATAGAAGATGGGTTACACATGAAATATTGCCCTCCATTCGTAAGTACGGTGCGTATATGACGTCCGATACTATAGAAAAGGCTCTTACATCTCCCGACTTTCTGATTCAACTTGCTACTACTCTGAAAGAAGAAAAACAGAAACGGATTGAAGCAGAAAAGAAGGTGGAAGAACAAGCCCCAAAAGTTCTGTTTGCTGATGCTGTAATAGGAAGTCGTTCTTCATGTCTTATAGGTGAACTGGCTAAGATAATATCTCAAAATGGATTCCATGTTGGGCAGAACAGACTGTTTGAGTGGCTTCGCAATAATCATTATTTAGGGAGTGTTGGTGAACGTAGAAATATACCTAATCAGCAATATGTTGAACAAGGTCTGTTTGAATTGAAGAAAGGCACACGATCCGGCAATGATGGAGTGTTGCGTACTACTATAACAACCAAAGTTACCGGGAAAGGCCAAGCCTACTTCATAAACGGTTTCCTGACTGGTAAGTTCATCATTTAACCGATTGTATCACTAAATCAAAGAACGAATTATGAAAAATATATTTTCATTGTTTGTTTGTTTGAAAAAATGTTGTACCTTTGCAGTGCTACAAGTTGATAGAATTATCTATCTCGCAGAGCAAGCGGTTAAGTTGCTCATATTTTATATGGGTATTTTTTATGCTCATACTTTAGGATATTGGCGGTTGCCTATACGTAAGTTATTGTGTGCTCTTCGGGGTAGACTATCAACTTGTAGCAGCGTATATGGTAACCGCTTTTTGTTTGCCTATTGCCTTCATAAATAACTTTTAAATGCTACAAGTTATGACAGATTTAATTTTATACAAAGAAACGATGAGTTCACTTGAAATAGCTGAACTCACTGGAAAGCGACATGATGCTATCTTACGTGACATCAGAAACTTGCTTAATCAAGGAGTAAACGCCCACAATTTTGTGGAGGTTGAATACACCGATAAAAAGGGTGAGAAAAGACCTTGTTATGAACTTACAAAGAAAGGTTGCCTAATCCTTGCCAGCGGATACGATGCAAAACTCAGGGAAAAGATTATAGATCGTTGGGAAGAATTGGAAAGGGACAAACAAAACGGGAATTTTCAAACTCCTAGTACCTACATTGAAGCATTGGAGGCTTTGGTAGCTTCTGAAAAGGAGAAAGAACGGATGTGTATTGAATCGGAGCAACAGAAAAAGCAAATCGAACAAAAAGATGCCAAGATTGCCAAAATTCAGCCCAAAGCGGACTTTGCAGACAAAGCCTTTGCAATGGAAGGCAAGTGCGATATAGGACAGGCGGCAAAGATACTTGGCTTGCCTTTTGGGAGAAACTCTTTGTTCAAAAAACTTCGTGAAGCAGGAGTATTCTTTGCTAACAGGAATGAGCCAAAACAGAAATATATTGATGCAGGCTACTTTGAGATGAAAGAAAAGCCTATCCCAAGAGATAATCATCCGGGCTTTGTCGTGATGGTTGTGCTATGCACACAGAAAGGGCTTGCATACATCAATTACCTGTTTGGTGGCAAACGTTCTGACGGAAAATTGATGAAAATAGCCTAATTTAAATCTTACATATTAATCAAGTCTTTCCCACCTTATTTTACGAGGTGGGCAGACTCTTTACATCCATAACAGTTGCGATTCGCAACACAAATAAAAAGACTATGAAAACAATAGATAAACTTGAAATTATACTTCAAAAAATGGAAGAACAAAATAATAGACTTGAACAGATATACGGCAAGCATCTCAAACTGATTGTATGCACTGGGAAAAGAAGTGAGAAGGTGAAATTTAAGCATGAAGATTGAAATGCTATGTGTCTAATTTATTTATACAACATTCTAAATTGCAAACAAATACGTTGAAATATTTTGATTTGGTTTTAAAAGTATATTACTTTGTTGAAAATAAACAATTTATTATAACTATATGAAAAAAGTATTATTAACTTTATGTATATGGTTGTACGCTATGTTGTGTATCGGACAAGGAGTGTCGCATCTTGAATTTAAGGGTATTCCAATAGATGGTAATTTACAGGAGTTTGTATCAAAGATGAAATTGGAAGGCTTTTATAGTAAGATGTATAATAATGAGGGTGTAATAATGCAGGGTGATTTCGTAGGAGAGAATAGCCATGTGTTCATTTATAGCACCACGGAAGAGAAAGTAGTGTGGAAAGTATCGGTGTATTTTGATTCATGGGATAATTGGCTGTCTTTGGAGAACCAATACTATGAGATTAAAGATATGTATACAAAGAAATATGGGAAGCCAAAGAAACATTATGAATCATTTTCTAATGAAAGAGTTCCTATTGATAAAATGCGTGCAGTAAACTCCGATATCTGTGATTACGCTTCGTATTATTTCTTTCAGAATGGTGTGATAGTTGTGTCAATATCTCCTTTTGGCTGTGTGAAAGTATCGTATGAAGATGAATATAATTCATTATTAGGCAAACAAGAGGAAGAAAAATATCGAGAGAATGATATTTAACTATTTAATAATATAAAAACATTATTATGAAAAAGATTTTACTTGCATTTGTATTGATTGTGTCCGTGTGTTCATGTGGAAGGGTTTATTATCAGGAAAAAAGCACACTTCTTGATTTGCGTGAGTATTCTGGGGATAATGATTTTGTGATTAACCCTACCAATATTTCCAATGGTGATTTTACTCCGCTTGGTACATTGGAATTAGCCTTTATGACTGGGAACTCTGTAAAAAAGGATATGAGAAAATATGTGGAGGAAAAGAATCTCGGATGTGGTTCATACAGATATGTCCCTACTGTCAAGAGAATGGTATCAAAAGCCGTTGAAGAAGCCAAGTCATTGGGCGCAAATGGAATTATTTCTTTTGAAATAAAACGAGTACATGATGTTAAAAAGAATAATAGTGATATGGACACATATTATGTTACAGGAATCCCGGTTATATACAAGAAATAGTTTGTGCTCCATTAATAGGAGAATGATTGTTTGTTTTTAGTGGGGAGAAGCAAAAACTTCTCCCTTTTTTATTTTCTCACCTTCATAATATCAATAAAATCACTATCTTTGCTCTTAGAAGGTGCATGAAGTCATGCACTACCCAAAACTTACGAAAAGACCATGGCAGGAGCAGAATTTAAAATTACTGATGCGATTGATCCTAACATCGTTAAGAAGTTGAATGAGATAAGGATTAATATTCAAACCACATCTTCCGAATATGCGAATTTCACAAAACAATTAAGTGATGGCATAAATTTTAAGCCGGGTAATCTAAGAGAATACCAGTCTAAAGTTGACAGTTATAATGCTACAATTACCAAATTATATGCTTCTCAAAATAGGTTGTCTGAATTACAGGCTAGTCAATTAAAGTTATTGACCGATATTTCCCGTAAGATAGAGCTTCTTACCAAACCATTGAATACATTGGCAGACAAGATAACGGAAGTAAAAGTAAATTTGAGAGGTGCTTCCGAAGATCTGAAAAACGTGTCACAAGATGCGGAAAATGCTTCTGTTTCATTTCAAGAAGCATCTAAGAAAATATCCATGACTGCTGCTGATTTTGATTCAATCCGTCAGACGGTAAAGGCTTTTGATGCGCAAGCCTCCGAATTGAACAGTAGGTTAAGTGATAACAAAGAAACAATTTCAGCCTTAAGAACATCTCTGAGGGAATTATCGAAGGAGTATAAGAAAGGTGCTATCAGCGAAGAGGAATACAAGTCCAAAAGAGATGCTACGGTATCCCAGTTACGCACGCTGACAGAGCAGAATAAACAATATTTGGCGATATTGAGAAATCATACACAGGTAGCGATTGCCACTACAGGAAGCTATAACGAGATGAAGGCTTCAATGCTTCAGTTGGAAAAGGAATATTATAACCTTTCACAAGCTGCACGCGAGGGGGCAAAAGGTATGGATATCTTGAACAATATCGGCAAGCTGAATCAACAATTAAAGGATATAGATGCACAGATGGGCAATTACCAACGTAATGTGGGTAATTATGCTTCTGGTTGGAATGGCCTTAATGTTTCCATACAACAGATTGCGAGAGAACTTCCGGCTTTGTCTGTTAGTGCCGATACTTTCTTTCTTGCCATATCCAATAACCTTCCTATATTTATTGATGAGTTAAAGAAAGCAAGGGTGGAATATGAACTTCTTAAAAAATCGGGGCAGACTGCTACACCTGTATTTAAACAGGTATTGAGTTACCTTCTTAGTTGGCAGACGGCTTTAGTTGTTGGGATAACTCTTTTATCGAGTTATGGAGGTGAGATAACCAAATGGGTGGGTAGCCTGTTTGATGCGAGAAAAGAAATTGATTATCTAAAACAGCTTCAGGAGGATTTGAATAAAGCTCAAAAAGAAGGTGTGAAAAATGCCCAAGATGAAGCTGTTAAATTGGATATATTATATAGGGCGGCTGTCAATTTGAATAAACCTATGGGAGAGCGGAAAAAAGCCGTTGAGGAACTGAAAAAGCAATATCCTTCATACTTTAAAAATATAAGTGATGAAAACATTCTTGCAGGTAAAGCGGCTGATAGTTATCAAAGGTTATCTAATGCCATATTAGCTTCGGCTAAAGCTAGAGCTGTGCAAGATCGGCTTGTAGAACAGGCTAAACAAAAATTAGACTTGGAAGATCAGTTGGCAGAAAAAGAAGAAAAACGTGCGAAACTTGAATCTGCTAGAGATCAGATGAAAGCACAATATGAATCCAGTCAAGGGGCAGCTATGGATACAGCTAGAGACATGTATGGGAAGTTAAACAAGCAGGTTGAAGACTTGGATAAAGAAATAGGTTCTTTATTAAATCAGCTATATCAAGTAGATAAGGCTAGTAGAGATATGGCAAATTCTATTAACATTGGAGATGTTACATTTAATCCTCATTCTGCCGATAAAGCATCGGATGATTTAGCGCAATACATGGAGAATCTTAGGAATAAAATGGCTGACTTGTCCGTTTCTCTCATTAAAGATGAGCATGAACGTAGTCTTGCTGCCATAGAGAAAGAATATAAAGACCAGATAGCAGCTGTAAAGGGATATTCTGAGGAAGAGAACAAACTTCGGGAAATGTTGGGGCAAGAGAGAATGCAGAAGATAGCGAAAGAGAATGAGGAATATGCTAAGAAGTTGGCAGAGGCTGAGAAAAAAAGGATCGAGGAAAAGAAAAAGTATACTGATGAGATGCTCAGACTGGAAGAGGAACAATCATCTCTCCGTATAGCAGCTACAAGTACTGGATATAAGGAACTTGAAAACATTATAACAGAAAATTATTCAAAAGGGCTGCTATCGCGAAAAGAATACGATGAAGCCATGCGTGAACTGGAGCGGAAAGCCGCAAACGAGCAATTACAGATACAGATAGATGCTGCTGAAAAAATGATTGAGATAGCGGAAGCATCGGGCGTGGTAAGCAAGCAACAAATTGAAATGCTGAGAGAATCCATAAAGGCTATGGAAGCAGAGATAGGTTCTATAAATGCGGATGATCAGTTGAAAAAAGCGGAAGAGCAACAGGATATCACACGAAGGAATTTTGAAGTGTTGAAAGGTTATTCTTCTGCATTGAAAGATCTTGCATCGGATATCGATAGCCCGTTTGCCGGTATATTTGATGGGATGGATAAGGGATTCAGTATTATGTCTGATAAGATATCGGGTGTTTGGAAAGAACTTACAGACGGTGAGAAGATGGAAAGAACTACCGAGATGTGGGCTTCTATGGTTAGTGGAATTGGTGAAATGATATCATCCATTTATGATCGCCAGATTGAAGCTATTGAGGCTGAACAGGAAGCGAATGAGAAAGCAGGTGAAGAGGAAATTTCCCGTATAGAGGCTTTAGAAGAAAGAGGTGCTATAACAACTGAAGAAGCCGAAGCGCGTAAACGTGCGGCGGAAGATAAAACGGCACAAAAGAATGCCGAATTGGAGAAGAAAAAAGCTGCATTAAGAACAAAACAGGCAAAGTTTGAGAAAGCTACCAGTATAGCTGAGGCGGCTATACAGATAGCAGGTGGTATTTTGCAGACGATAAAACAATTGGGCTTCCCTGCTGCAATACCTATGATAGCTGCTCTAGGTGCTATGGGAGCGATACAGCTTGCTACTATTATAGCGACTCCTATTCCGAAGTATGCCAAGGGTACTGATTCGCATAAAGGCGGATTGGCTGTAGTGGGTGATGGTGGTGTCCCTGAAACAATCGTTACTGAAAAAGGAGCGTATATTACTCCGTCTGTCCCTACTTTGGTTGACATCCCTAAAGGTGCGAAGGTTATACCTTATGCAGTGGATATGGACAGGATAAAGGCTCATGCAAATGATTTTGATGGTCTTATGGCATATAGAAGCGAAAACGATCTTCCTCCTGTATCAATAGTTAATGATTATAGTGAACTGGAGAAAAAGATAGGGCATCTGGAAAAATCACAGCAGATAGGATTTGCAAAATTAGCCAAGGCGATAAGAGAAAACAATTATCAGCAATTTTCAAAAAGTATCTGATTATGAGGTATACAAGTGACATATATGAACTTCCCTTGTCCGTTTTTATAGAGATTTATACCAATGATAGCAATACTATTGAATTTGACGGTGAGGACAAAGGGGCTGTATCGGCAAAAATTATCAATGACTATGTAGAAATTGTCGGGAGCAAACAGTTGTTCTCTGAGATATTGAATTGTAATGAGCGTATGAATCTTGCAATGACTGTGGAGTGCATGAAGGCATGTGAGAACATGATGAAGTTGAAAATGTATGATGAGGTGCGTGATATTCTGATGAAGATAGGTTATTCGTGTAAAAAAGGTGATGTAATGGCTATGAATGCTAGAATATCCGCATTAAATTCCCGTGCACAATATGATTTGGATAAGATAAGTAAGGAAAAGAATGAGGAACTGAAGGAGAAGCCTACAAAACGTGGATTTATAAATGAAGTTGTCGCTATTGGGAAGTATAATAAGATGTATATCAATCCGAAAGAATGGACCGCCGGATCTTATGCCTGTCTTGTAAGGCAGACATGTGACGAAATCGATGGGTTGAATCGTAAAACGAAATAATTATGTATTATCGATGTGAGTTACTTATAAATGGTCTGAAGTACAGGGTTACTGATGATCTTGAAAATTGGGACGAGGTGAAGGCTAGTTTCAAGAGAAATGACTATGACGGTGTTATCCGTACATTTTCCAACAAATTTTCTTTTGCTGGGGATGCTAGAAAATTGCTGTTAAAACAATATGATGAAGATTATTTGAATGCTTCTGCCTCAATAATAATAAGTACAAGAAATAACAGTTGGTTGTATAATGAACGGTTTAGTTGCGCTCTCAATTTTTCTACATTGCAGGATAATGGTCGTATCTTACAGATAAATGCCGTGGATGATAGCGTGGCGTCCATGATAAAGTCAAAAAAAGGAACTCAATATGAATATTCGGTCGAAGAGGTGAAAAGCCCCATTCCTCTTGTTTATGACGGACTTGAACTTTCAGAATCAGCAAAATGGATTCCTACAGGTGATACATTGGAAGACGATGACACTCTTATTAATGTTTATTTCAGCAAGAAAATGTCACCAATGCCAATATATATAACTGCCAGTGATTCCTTAATAAAGGGGTCTCTTGAATTTAATGATCAAACAGTAGGTGGTGATGATGTATATTCGATAAAGGCTCTGAAATCAATTAGGATAAATATAGAGTTTAATATTGATATGTTTGTGTTTAGGAAATATCAGTCTGGTGCTTTGGGATATGATGTAAGAGGTGTGAGGCTCCAGATTATGAAGATAAGTAATGAGATTGATAGTAATGGGGAAGCGGTGACTACGGAAACGGTGATAGGAAGTTTTGAACTTACGACAGAATCAGAAACGCCAGTGGAAAAGAAGGTTTCGGAATCGTACAATATAAGTCTTTTGCATAATGATAAAATAATAGTGAGAGCTATGTATGTCAATGAGAAAGAAGAGATTGTACCTGTATTGCCGGATTTGCCATACAAAGTCTCAACATCAAGTTATTTTAAAGCATCATGGAAAAATCGAATAAACCCTGTTGAGATGGATGTTATAAAGCCCGATACATTGCTGAACAGATTGCTTAAAAGTATTAATGGAGAGAAAGATGGTTTGACTGGAGTGATTGAGGGGACAGGAGATAGAAGGCTTGATAATTGTATGCTCTTGGCGGCTGAATCAGCCCGTAAGATTCCTGGAGCCAAAATATATACATCCTTCACCAAATTTGCAAACTGGATGAGTTATGTGTTTGGTTATGCTTACGACATATCCGGGAATACAGTAACTTTTCGGCATAGAAGCAAATACTTCTCGGATGATGTTGTCAAAAGGATAGATGATTTATCTGATTATGAGATGAAGGTTAATTCTGCATTGGTGTATTCTCGGATACGGATAGGCTTTGACAAACAGGATTACGACACGGCTAATGGAAAGGATGAGTTCCGTTTTACGAATGAATATACCACAGGCGTGACCATGACGGACAATAGCCTTGAAATGATATCTCCATACCGTGCGGACGCATACGGCATAGAGTTCCTTGCTGACAAGATAGGTGAAGATACTACAGACAACGAAAGTGACACTGATTTATTTATGGTAGGGGTAAAATCTGATTCGTCTGGACTTAAGTATATATTGAACAGGGATTATCTTATGGGTGGCGTTCTCAGCCCTGACACAATGTTCAATGCCATGTTTTCCCCTTCTTCTATGGTTTTGGCCAATGAAGCATACATCGGCTCATCTGTTGAGATGCTTACTTTTGCGTCATCAGATGGTAATAGTGATGTGGGTATTGATGGAATGGGGGAAAGTAGGGATATAATTCTTTCAAAAAGGATGTTTACTGTGGCGGAAGTAGAATTTGAAACTTCGGATGTAGAGCTTCCGGAAGATCTTACAGGAATTGTTGAATTTGAACATCAAGGCAAGGTTATACAGGGATATTATCAGCAGGCTGATTACAATTTCACAAAATCACAAAGTTCAAAGGTAACTTTGATTGTGAAAAATTCTAATTCTTTATAAAGATTCAATTTTTAATTATTATATTTGCAATGAAAGCTTGTGAAGTCTCAAGCTGCTAGAAACTAACGAAAAGACCATGATATCAATCGGAGATGTTTGCCCGTTATTCTTCAAACCGCTGAAATATAAATATTCAAATGCAGGATGTTTCAGACAAGTATTTTCCTTGTCAGACAACATTTTGCTGCAAATTTTCTGCGATAATGGCGAAATACCTTTGGCCTTTTTGAATGATAAGATTGGCAATATCTCCTCGTCAATAGCACTGCTCACTTATGATGTTAATGAAAGCGTTAAGATGTATTATGCCTCATTATCTCCTTCGGAGGGGATATATACAGTAACTATAGGCGATAAGGAATGTGAGGAATTCTGTGTGTGTGAGAATATAGGTGATTCTATATTGATTGAATATTCCCATAAGGATAATAATTCTGCATTTGATAATATATTCTGGATTGATGATGTTCAGCAGATGTTTCAGTTCAGAATAATAGGAGGATTCAAACCGGATGGGGTAGATTTAAAAGTTGAGAACGAACAGTTCGTGAACCAGAAGCAGGAGATAATAGAAATGTATTCTCTTCCTTATAAGACATTTGATTTTGTATTTGGGACAAGTCGTGGTGTTCCGTATTATATAGCGGAGTTCATAAATAAGTTACTTTGCCTTTCTCACGTTAACATAGACGGTAATTTGTATGTACGGGAAGGGGATTCTGTCCCGGAAAAGCTGGATACAATAGGTAAAAAACAGATGTTTATATATAAAGTGACTTTACGCCCTAGAGAAAACGATATTGCTGGGATCGGAGGCAAAACTGAGATCGCAACTTCTTCTTCAGGTATAGCATTTTTGCTAACTAATCCTGAAGAGGACGATGTGTTAAAATACAAGAAGGCGCAAGCTGCTTTTGTTAATGAAAATTATGTGTAATCATGGCTAGAAATCATCCTATAAAGATATTGTGGTACGGTTCGGAAACGGATGCAGAAGGAAATCCGATTATACCGAAAATATCCCCATCATTTGAAAAGCGATTGGAAGGGTTGAATGAGGGTGAGATATACATACATAATGATGATAAGAATCCTTCTATTTACATAAGGACCAATAAAGACCGGGTTGTTGCCATATCGGGAAGTGCAAATATAGAGGAACTTTCCAAATACTTCCTTCGTAAAGATAAAGAAGATATCGCTAATGAGCTGATCACTTTTTTAAAAGGTCTTTTGATAGGTAAGAACGGTAGTGGAATTACTGTACTTGAGAACGGTATGTCACAGGCTGTTGTTGATTATCTGTATGTCAAGGTCAAAGCCGTTTTTGACGAGCTTGAAGTAAAGAAGAAGACGTATGTAGGTGGCGAGCAGGTGATTTCCCATGCAGGCATGAAATGCAACCGTGTGGATGAGTTGGATGATGTCTACCGTTGTTATTTCAAGGAAGAGGAAGACGGAATTGAGATAGAGAACCAGTTTACTCCGGGATCTCTCGCCATCGCACAGGAGTGCAATATCAAGACAGGCATTTCGCATCATGTCGGCAACCGCTATTACTGGCGGTTGGTCACAGCAGTAGGTGAGAATTATATAGACCTGTCCAAGACCGTGTGTGATCCTAATGTCGAGAACGATGTTCCGGTGGCAGGTGATGATATCGTGGGATTGGGCCATAAGACTGATATCACCAGACAGGCGGCGATAATTCTCTCTTCGGTGAACGAAGTTTCTCCGTCCATCATCATGTATCAGGGTATTAATGATTTTACCTTGACCGGGAAAGATGTCATTTCTTTTGATTTTGACAGGTCTACCGGCAAGGCCCGGATGAAGGTGTACGGAGATACGTACATTGGTGACAAGGACCGGACCACTTACATGGAATACACTCAGGATAAAGGTGTTGATATCAAGGGTATGTTCCATATCGAGCAGGGTTCCACCGGATGGAAGAATATGGAAGGCTTGCCGGATGAGATACAGGCGGCGGCTGATCTTGCCCAAGAGGCTAAGGATGCGATAGACAATGCGGCTGTCGGAGGTGTCAATCTGTTGCGTAATTCCGGGTTTACCGGAGATTATGAAACAGAGGACCTGTCTGCCGCTACCGAGCTATCGGCGGATACCGAACTTTTTAGCAAGCAACTGGAATATTGGACGGGTGTGGCTACCGTATCTGCAGATAGTGCTGCCGGCTCCGGGTACTCTGCCGCAATCGGTAGTTTGTCCCAGTCCGTATCATTGATTAAAGGAGAAAGTTATGTTATCAGTTATAAAGCAAAGGGTACGTCTGTGTCTGTTTCGTGCGGTTCTTTCAGTGTTTCTCAACCTCTCACATCCTCTTATCAGAGATATACCCATAAGATCACCTTCAATGGCAGTGGTATATTTCTTGTCAGCGGTACCGCAACCGTTTGTGATCTTCAGCTAGAAAGAGGGACCATTGCCACAGACTGGAAACTGTCCATTTTGGATAACGACAAGGCAACAGCCGGTTTTCAGTCAATCAATTATATCGCCAGCGCGATTAAGGATGGATCTGTGGATATCCTTGGCGGTTTGATCCTTGCCAATATGATCCAACTGGGCAACTACAAGGATGGTAAGATGCAAAAGGTCACAGCCGGAGTGAGCGGCATATACAATGACGATGATGATGTGGCATTTTGGGCAGGAGGAAAACTTGAACAGGCGATTCTGACTGTAATGAGGTTCCGTAATGATCCTGATTACCAGCCCACAGATGCGGAATGGGCGAACATGGCGAACTTCGTTGCCACTCATGGTGGCGATACGTTCCTTCGTGGCTATATTTATGCCTTGGGTGGTAAGTTCCGCGGTGTGGTTGAAGCCTTGGGCGGATTTTTCCGCGGAAAAGTAGAAACATCTGTTGACGGGAAACGCATTGTCATTGATCCGGATAAAAATACTCTTGAAATGTACACGACTGAAGGACATGCCACCTTGATATTAAGGTTCGACACATCATCAGACGGATGGGAGTATGGTGATTTGATTCTACGGAAATATGTAGGGGACCAATTGATACAAGAAACGACTGTATATCCGGAACGTATCAGAATACAGAATCATGTGGAAAATACGGATATCATTCTTAATCCCAATAACGTATCCTTCTATGGTTCTAAAGGCGAAACTCTGTTGGTTGGGATGAAACCGGTATATGACGGGGGGAGTGTGTCTAAGTATGTGGCCAATATTGAATGCAGTAATTGGCCGTCTAAAGATAACGTCAGTTCCGGGCAGGTATATGTGGAATATGAGACAGTAGAAGGAGTCGTGACAAACGGGACTTTAAAAGTAAAGAAGTGATATGGAACTGAATACTATTAACAAAACGGGAACTTGGAGTGAGGCGGCAGACCGTCTTAACAACAACTTTAGCAAGACGTCCGCCGAAGTGGAGAAGGTCAAGCAGAACGGCATCCGCAACAAGGGGTTGTTCTCTACTCTTGATTCGCTGAAAGCGGCTGTTCCATCTCCTGTTGTGGGTGATTGGGCTGTCGTGGGAGATACCATACCGGGTCCTATATATCAATGTACGAAGAGAGGCGTATGGAGCGAAACAGGAACAACCGGAGGCGGTGGAAGTGTTGACCTTTCCGGCATCTTGACAGCCGAGGAGATAGATGATGTAACATCAATATTATAGTGTATTATGAGAATTAATTATCAGTCCGATTTTAAGATCATAGAGAAAAACTTGAATGGGGATGTGAATACTCCCTTCCGGTTCACTTACCGTACAGTTCTGTCGGGATGTGTTGTTGCGGAGTTTGACGGGCACGGGTACAAGAACTGCCATAGGCTTGATGATGGTAGTCTGCTGGTCATTTTTGACAGGCATGGACTCCGTCCCGGCACTCTGTCGGTCAAACGCGAATACTATCTTTCTGATGCTGATTTTGCCGATGGTATCTGCAATCTTGTATCGGTGGAGATTACAGGTGTTATCCTCGTTTCCGGCAAGACGGATGAGAGCACAGCGGAGATCATTCCCTATCCGGATTATGCCGCATACAATGCGGTGCAGAGCGTATCTCTGTCAGATAAGGAGTATGATGATGTGCTGAGTGATTTTAAGATTAATAAATAATTACATAAAATAACAACGGGCCAAGTTCCGGCGGAACTTAGGCTAAAAATAAGATACATTATGGCAAAAATGCATAAACTGACGAAGGGCGGACAAACCATATTCCCGGCTACCATCTATGATGCGGTGGTTAACCCCAAAACGCGTAAGAGTCTGGCTACAGAAATGTCGGGGTTAAATAAAGGAAGTGCCATTTCAACACAATTTGATACAGATTTTTCAAAAACCAGACTTGGAATTCCAAAAGAAAATAGAAGTACAGGAAAGATTTTAAGTTATAGGAATGGAGCAACTGGGGAACTCACTGTTGAAATGTATATAGGAACATCTATGGATGATCAATATTGGAGCGATGATTTATTCTGGTGCCCATTGCTGCCATCGACCAAATTTCCCTTTATCAACGTCACGGCAATAACCGGCAATAATTACAACACGCCCGATGCTGCCAGGAATGCTCTGCCGAATACTTACAATAAAAAAATCGGATTGGTTTTCACTTATAGAGATTTGACAAACAGATATAGGGTATATCTGTACAATTCTGAAACGAGTAATTATATACCGCTTGATTCTTACATGTACGATTCTGTCGTGTATAATTCGAACAAATCTAATACGAGGTTGTCGATAAGCAGTATTAACCGGAGAAAAGGATTTATCTTATCGTATCAAAACGAAGACAGGTTTATAATTGAAATATATAAATCTGATAGTGTAGATAATGCAAATTGGATAAATGACAAGAATTGGATCGAAGTATTAACCATTGACTCTCTTGAAGAGGTTAAAAACGACTTGATGACAATACGACATATGTTGCAGGATGTGTCAATCAACAAGGTATATGACGAACTTTTGCTCACCAATAAGACAATAGACGGAGCCGGAAATATTGTAAATGGGAATGGGATTGTTATAGAAAGAATTGATATACCGGCAGGAGAAGAGTATATCTATACCAATGCATATTCGGTTTATTTTTATAGAGATAATGGCACGCTGCTTGGCACGGTTAATATGGGTGCTTCAACGGGAAAGAATATTTCAAAAAGAGAGATACCATCAGAAGCATCATATTGCAGGGCTTGGAATAATAACGCAAGAGATTTTTATTATCTATCATTCAATGAGAATTTTATTCCGCTTGAATTCGGTATAACACAGCTTCCTGAAACTTATTTAGATAAAAATCTGATAACAAATGATAATCTTATTGATGGTTATAACAATGTAAATGGATCGTTACAGTCAAACGAAGCTTATAATACTACACGATTGATCAGAGTCGTTGACAACATAACATCTGTATTTACCAATGCATTTTCAGTCGCCGTGTATGCAGCAGATGGTACGTGGATTGGGTATAGGGGCAGTCAAACAAAAACCTTTAGGGAGGTGATGACAGGTGAAAAAAATTGGGAATATATAATTTTTAATTTCAACAGTGTGGACTCCCCGTTTGTCTCGTTGAATTATTACCCTTGCAATCCGCAAAATGTGAGAAATGTAAAATTAGATAGAAATGAAATAATCAATATGGCGTATAAGGGGAAGAAATTTTGTTCATTTGGAGATTCGATCGTAGAACTGATCTCGTGGCAGAAGTATGTGTGGAAATATCTTCAATTCTCAACACATTATTGCCGAGGTATCGGAGGCTCCAAGGTTACATCCATTTCCCCAAAAACCAAGAAAGTGGACGAAAATGGCTACTATAATGCCGCTCATCCCGAAGAAGGAACTATCACTATACAGGATAATATGTGTGGTGACGGCCGAATAAATACTATTCCGACCGATACGGATGTATTAGTCATATATGCCTCCGCTAATGATATCACGGCAAATGCCCAAATCGGGGAGCTTGACGATCAGGACGAAAATCATTTAAAATACGCCTATGGGCTAATGTTGAGAAAGATTATCAAAAGATTGCCGGATGCCAAGATATTCGCTTGCATACCACATAATTTTTACAACTCTCATAATAATGCTGATTATCCTTATAAAAATAATATAGGATTAACGATACAAGATTACGGGAGTGTGATAAGAGAAGTATGTGCAATATATTCCGTCCCCGTAATTGATGTAAATGCATTAAGTGGAATATCAACACTTAATATCACAACGTATTTGCAGGATCAAGTACATCCAAATTCCGCAGGGGGGATGAAGATAGCTAACGTTGTTATTGATGCTTTAATTCAATATGTTCTCATGGATCTAACCAATCCTTACATCGAAGATACAAAAATGTAAAATTATGATAATTAAAAAGTTAATCACTAAAATAATGTTCCGTCTGTCCGTTGAAGTGCACCCGGATGCGGAATGGTAAAAGTGGAACAGGATATATGGAGCTTAATACAATTAACAAAACAGGAACTTGGAGCGAAACGGCAGACCGCATCAACAGCAACTTTAGCAAGATCTCCATTGAGGTTGAAGAGATAAAGCAGAACGGCGGTGGCGGCAGTGGTGGCGGAGGGGGCGATGTCACTAACGCCGACCATGCCACATCTGCATACACGCTGGATAAGAATACGCCTGTGCTTGACTGGTTCCTTTCCGCATTGAACGATGATGATGCGCAAGGGATCATTAATTACCTCAAAGGTCTTAAGATAGCAGGAAATCTGATAAACCGCATCGTAAAGCAGGGTGACAAGGATGTCACCTACACCGATGAGGATGTGATGAGCGCATTGCGTGTAATGACTGAGATAGAGAACAGTGCGGAGAAGCTGAAAGAGATATTCTTGCGGAAGGACGTGGCTGATTCCACTAAGTACTTGTTATCCTTACTGGGCGGAGTCTTGATTAAGAAATATGCCAAGTTCGGTGATTTCGTTACTGGTGTATCAGGTGGATACATAGACGAAAAGGGTGACATGGAAATGGGAAGCGGCGTTTTCCGTAAGCGTTTGTTCCTTCCTGAAATAGCCTATAACCGTACAACCTATTTCAAAGGACGTATGGTAAACTCCCCCGGTGGCGGTTGTAGCGTATTGTCATACGTGGATAACGGCGATGGAACCTACACCATCACTCCCGATCTGACGGACGCGGACGGATTGAGCCAGTTTGTTGATGATATCCTTACCACCTATTTTGTGACTAAAAATAGCGAAGGCAAGCTGAACGGCTTTGAAGAAATGAAATTCCGGGTGACTGCCGCAGATTATACAGCCAAGAAGTTTACTGTCATTCCCCGTCCGGGGCATTCTGACTGGAAACCTGCCGAGCAGATGGTATTGGCACAAACAGGTAACTTTACGGACCCGGAACGTCAGACTTATATACTTATTGATTCAGTCAACGGAAACAACTGTATTACATTCTTTGACAATGCCAACACTTGGGACCCGGAGCCGGCGCAGATGCCTGCGTGGTTCGGCAAAAAAAAGGGCATGACCGTTAACGGAATTGATTGCGAGAAATATTCAGCCGTGTTGCAACAGGTCTTATTGACTGGGCTTATCTTCCAGATAGATGAGATAACGGGAAACAAGGTTCGTGTACCCTTGGACAAGGGTGAATGGGTTGCAGGGAAGTACGCCTACTATGACCGGGTGTCACATAACGGGGCTTTGTGGTTGTGTGTTGATGATAACGGAACGACAACAGAACCGTCAGATGATAACCCGGCATGGCTGAAACAAGTGGACAAAGGAGCGGACGGAGCGACAGGTCCGCAAGGTGTTCCCGGAACGCCGGGAAAGGACGGTGTTACTTACTATACATGGATAAGATACGCCGACAACGCACAAGGCGGAGGTATCAGCAATAATCCTACAGGGAAAGCGTATATCGGATTCGCCTACAACAAGACGAGTGCGGTGGAGAGCAACACCCCTTCTGACTACACATGGAGTGAGATAAAGGGTGAGCAGGGTGTTCCCGGTGCACCCGGAGCGGATGGAAAGACCTATTACACATGGATAGCCTATTCGGACAATGCGGACGGTACGGGCATGTACCAGCAACCGAAGGATACTACAAAATATATAGGAATCGCAGTAAACAAGGAAACCGCCACAGAGAGCAGCAACCCTTCCGATTATACATGGTCGTTGTTCAAAGGTAAGGACGGTGCTGACGGTTTGTCTGTAATAGGTGGCGGTCATTGGGAATCCTCCAAAACCCCGTACAAAGCCAACACAATGGTCACTCTTGCCAATTGTGTCTTTATATCCAAGGTGGAAACCTCCAATCCTCCCATCAGAATATTGCGTATCAAAGGTGGCAATTTCTTAAGAAAGAAGGACGGTGGTTATTATCTTGCCGGGAAACCTGCCGACTGGGAGGTTAACGAAGACTGGGATATGCTGCTTGACGGGCGTGAACTGAAAGGTGAGAGTATCACTTTCCTTGGTGAATTTGCCACGGCTCCTGCCAATCCGAAAAACGGTGATTCATACCGTAACACGACTGACCGTGCTACCTACATCTATCAGGACGGAAGATGGCAGCTTATGATATCGGACGGAAAAGACGGTAAGGACTATGAGTATATATACACAAGAGGCAATATCATAGATAATCCTCCCGAAAAGCCTGACAGCCAGCAGAAGGATGATTATATCCCCGAAGGATGGACGGATGATTTTGTAGGAGTGGACGCTGATCATCAGGTTGAATGGGGTTGCAAGCGTTTCAAGGAAAACGGTGTATGGTCAGAGTTCAGCACTCCTGCCGTGGTACATCGCTGGAGTAAGGACGGAGAGAATGCCATCATGGCGGACTTCGATAACGAGATGGTCAATGCAGCCCTTACTTCAGACGGGAAGGTCGTGTCCTCACAGACTTGGAATACAACTGTCAGCATGTGGTATGGAACGGAAAAGCTCACCCTTGACAGCATCACCTGTACACCTGACACAAATCTACTGTGTGCGACAGACAAGAATACGGGAGTGGTGACAATATCGGTATCTGCCGGAGCTACTCTTGCTGCGACAAACACGGTGAAGATCACAATCAGGGCTACAAAGAACGGGCAGCAGTATTCCCGTGATCTGTCATTCACTGTAGCCGGGGTCCGTGGAGGTGCGGACGGTTCAGATGCCGTGCTATACAGTATAATCGTTTCTGCCACTTCTGTAAGCAAGGACAAGAACGGGAACTACAGCGTGTCTTCCGTATCATGTTACAGGCAAAAGTCAGTGGGTGGCGTGATATCCACCACAACGGACGGTACATTGAAATACAGCATAGACGGTGGAGCAGAAACTACCATAAACAACAATACAGCCATATCAAGCGGAAACTTTACGAAGACATTGAAGTTTATCTTTTACGTGAATGACCAGATAGTGGATATTGAAACCGTTCCCATGCTTTCTGACGGTAAGGACGGTGCTGACGGTGAGAGCATCACAGCCGCAGGTCATTGGGAATCCGCCAATACCCCGTATGCCAAGAACAGTACAGTATCGTTTGCTGGAGGATCTTACTTAAGCAAGGTTCAAACATCCAATCCGCCACTTCCGCTTCTTCGTGTGAGAGGTGGGCGTTATCTAAGGAAGAAGGATGGCGGTTACATACTTTCCGGGAAGAGATCGGACAAGGCTGTCAACTCCGACTGGCAGGAAATGACTTCCGGTGTCGAACCGTCCGCTTCGTACTGGCTTGACAGCCCGGTAAGCACGATAAACTTCACGTCAACAGGCACACCGTCACCATCAGCGTTTGTCGTTACCATGAAACAGAATGTAGGCGGTAATGTGAGCGATACGAACAGGTTCTATCTTGCTGCACGCAAATACAACGGAAGCTGGCTGGCTCATGTAGGTGCTACCCTAAGCAATCAGATATCCGTTCCAGCGACAGCCGGATACACCCAGTTTACCGTCCGGGCTTATCAATCCGCATCGGACGCGAACGCATGGAATAATAATTTTATCGCTGAAAAAGGGGTGGGTGTTGCTAATGATGGTTCCATAGGAGCAACAGGAGCAACAGGGGCGTTTCCCCGTGACAGAGGTGTATTCACATCAGGACAGACTTATGTCTGGAATGCGGATTACCGGGATAAGGTCATATATCTGATAGGGGGAGTTTATTATAATTTCCTTGTAAAGAATTACGGTGCTTCCGTTACCGCTGCACCCACATCAGCCAACGGGGATTCGAACTGGGAAGCCATGCAGAAGTTTGTGAATATCGCTACTGACACCCTGTTGGCGGACGGTGCTAATGTTGCCGGATTCATGTTTAAGAATAAAGTCCTTAAATCTTATAATGATGAAGGAGAAACCCTCCTTATCAATGGAGCAACAGGATATTTCAAATGCAAGAATGCAGAGATTACAGGAACAATCACAGCGGATAAAGGACGTATCGGCCCGTTCTCCATCGCTTCGGGAGTATTGTCCTCAAGGATCCTTTATGAAAATGAAACAAATAAATACGTCGGTTTCAACCTGTCTGCCGGGCAAATTGAATTTTATAACGAAAGGACATTTGCAAACGTAAGAATCGGGGGAAACACGCAGTTTGTCACTATTGAAGGGATTAAGTATGATGCCGGAATTGATATACAGAGTCCAAATGCTATGATCGGAATGCACATCAAGACTCCGAGCATTCCTCTATTCGTGGAGGGAGGTAACATTTTCCTTCATCCGAACAATGACAGCTATGTATCCATCCGTGGCATAGTTGGCAACTGGAGGAATATCTCTGTCAAAGCTTCATTGAACAACAACGATGATAATGTGATGTTTATTAATAGAGACAATATAGAAGTGACACTTCCTCCGGATGTTCCAGGACATACCATATACTTCAAACGTATGAGCGGCGGAGTAAGATTGACAGGAGGACGGATCCTGCCTGCTCCCGGAGGACAGGAGGTGTCTTATATTGATTTGGATTTTGCATCCGGCTTCATTAAGTGTATGGGTAATTATTGGGTTATGTTTTATTGCGGATAATTTAAATATAAAGTATGAAAATAAATTTTGCACAATTCCCGATTTACGACGGGATTAAAAAAGAAAAGCTTATAGCCAGTAACATCACTGAAGCCTTCGGTGACTGGATATACAAGAACGTAGCGGGTTTGAAGGCGCATCTCCTTGCGGAGAAAATCTTCAAGTCGACTGTAGATGGTGTGGAACTTGACGAAGAGGAGGTGGATATCATAAGACGTTCTACCCCTATGTTGTCCGGCTTGCTGGCTGATTCGTTGAATGATTATCTGGATAAAAAGAAGGAGGAACAACATGAAGATTGAGAATTTGGAACGCGCCAGCCGGATCAATGACGAACTGGCGAAACTGAAACTGGCTAAGGAAACGTTGAATAACGGAGGCTATGTCCGTATCTACAGCAGCGCCCGGTCAAGTGCCGGATGTGTGGAACTGGATATAGCAAACTTTAATGACGAGGTGAACACGTGTATAGACAACCATATCGCTGAACTTGAATCTGAAATAGAAACGCTATGAAAGAATTATGGCAATTAATCAAGATGCTGTTCTCAAGCAAGCCGGGTGATTTTGACACTCCTGAGCTGCTTGCCATGAAGCATTATCCTTTCAAGGGATACCGTTTCATGATGTGGTGCGGACGGATGATATACCGTGCCGAGAACAAGGAGAACATAGATAGGTATATGCAGACCTATGCGGGTAAGGAAAGCCTGACGCACGAAACCATACACCTGCGTCAGGCACAGGTTATCGGCTCATGGGTAAAATACTATTGGCGGTATTTTGTCGAGTGGATCAAGGGAAACCCTATCTGCCATCCTGCGAGTTCGGCATATTATACCATTCCGTATGAAATCGCCGCATACGCCAATCAGGGCAATCCTGATTACTTGAAAAACTATACGGATGATTCCTTTACTCGTTACAAGTTGAAGCATAGAAAGCGTATTTACAAGGAGCATCAAAAAGATTGGAAAACTTATATAAGAACTTTATAAAATTTGGATATTATGAGTGATTTGAATTTAGAAAATATAGTTGGCTTTAAAGCTGTGGATAAAGACGGCAACGAACAAAATGTGACAGTAGATGAAATGGTGGATATGGTTTCCACAAGAATGGTTATGGCTTTGTCTGAAACTTCAACATTTGCCGCCGCTGCTGCAACAGGAAATGACGTGTATGAAAATGAACTTCCGACAGTGACGGATGCCGCAAATGTAAGAGTTTTACAAAGTAGCGGGGATGCGGCAAAAATGACGATGCAGTCGCTTGCATCAAAACTGGGAG